AGTGGCTGTACGAACGACCCTCCCCCGCTTATATTTGACAAAAGCCCACCGTCTCCATAAAACCGAGCTGCTATGACGTTCCCTGACACCAGGACGTTCGTGGTCGTGACGGAGTTTGAAACGACCAGGTTCGCGAGTGGCTGGGTGAATGACCCTCCACCCGGAGCCGGTCCGTTGGCGATCCCACCGTCTGAACAGGAGTCACACATCTAATTTACAAGTAGAATTTAACTTCGCCTCATAGACATGATGACGAGGAGGCCGCCAAGTGCCACCGCTGCGATCACCATGAGCCTTGTTCTCTCCCCAGAGTCCCATATGACCGGATCTGGAAGTTCCAGAGGTCTGTCTGGACTCATAGGGACATCGGTCGTCTCAAACCGAAGGACAAACATATTTCTGCCCATGTCGATAGCGGTACTGAAATTTGAATCTATAAATGCGGCCCCGTTATTTGGCTGACGCCACGTCACTGTTAGCCTGTCTATCTTGTCAATTCTGGATGGAAATTCCTGCCATATCCGGTAATTTGCATTGTAAAATTCACTATTCACAGTCACGGACGTGTTTGTGAAGGTTCCAGTGTTCGAGTAGAGCGCTTGGGCCCCACCAGACACCTTGACTGGTATCGTGGCGAATGACCCATAAAAGGCGTTCGAAGAAGGCGCCTGCAGGTTGCTCGTTCCCCCAGAAATAGTCACGTTCGATAGTCGATCAGCGACGAGGTTCCTGGGCGTTCTCAGTTCAGCAATATCCAAAGTCAAAAACTGCGAGCTGTAAATGTTCGGCAACATGGCCGTCAGAAGCTCAACCTTGGTAACGTTCAAGATTGGGTTCGTCAAATGCAGCGTATAAGAGTTTGAGTTTGGGTACAATCCTTGATTTCGGTTATGAGAATCTACATACACCGTGAAATCAGGCATCTCTACTAGGGAGTTGGAAAATTACTTCTCCAGAAGGGACCCACCAACGCCATCAACGATAGCATAGTCGCGGATCTGCTCACGGACATACTCGGACCCACCGCACAGGCCACCTGGGGTCAGGCCGCGGGAGTAGTAGTCGGCCTTCTCAGAAGGACCAGCCACACACTGGATGCTGTTGTCCATGCTAAAGAGGCTCTCGGGCTGCTTGGCCACCATCGGCCCCGGGTTGATGCTGATGTTCGCTCCAGCGTCGTAGCCGCTCGTCCGCTGGGACTTGACCAGAGTCAGAAGGATCGCCAGCAGAAGACCTATGATTATCGCGTGGGTCAGGACCTTGAAGACCTTAATTGCCATTTAACTTTTGCGAATATTATTTTCCGGCTCGTCCTGCGTTAAAGCCAGTGGAGACCTTTCTTTAAATCTGGTAAAGATGGACACCTTCTCTATCGATGTCGGTGCTGGTGGCGGTTCTATGAATCTGAATGATGATGAGTCTCGTATTATGGATGAAATTTCTATTGAGATGCCAGCAAGGAAGACTGTACCTCTCAGGCCCAAGCCTCCCCCGTACCGTCCATTTGCCAAGCGGACCGCTGGGCCCTCTTTCCAAGGCGTGGCAGAGGATGACGGCCTGGACATGTTCACAAACCCAGGCAAGCGGGCGGCTCAGGCTCCCCCTCCCCCGGAGGAGTTTGATGGTGGCGAGGAGGAGATGGAAGAGGGCGAGGAGGGACAGCAGTACCAGGGCGGCGGCGGAGCCCAGGTGCCGTCTGATGGGTACAAGACCATCGAGGACGAGAAGGCTGACCTGCTGAACAAGATTACACGCCTTTCCAAGAAGGGCATCGCGACCAGTGCTCGCCTGACCATTTACTCAGACGTGGAGGAGATTCGCACAGAGTACAAGCGGATGACATACAGTATCGAGGTCGATCGTTCCATCAAGTTCCAGCGCCGCATGCTTGTGGCGTGCGTGACTGGCCTCGAGTTCCTGAACGACAAGTTCGACCCCTTTGACATTGAGCTGAACGGCTGGTCCCAGAACACGATGGAGAACGTGGAGGACTACGATGGAGTCTTTGAGGAACTGTACAATAAGTACAAGACGAAGATTTCAGTCGCACCCGAGGTCAAGCTGATAATGATGGTGGGAGGATCGGCAATGATGTTCCACTTGACCAACTCGATGTTCAAGGCGGCTGTGCCGAACGTCGGTCAGGTCATGAAGCAGAACCCCGACCTCATGCGCAATATGGTTGACGCCGTCCAGCGTTCGAACCAGGGTGCAGGTCCTTCAGCGGGTCAGCCGCCCGCAGAGGGTCTCCGCCGCGAGATGCGAGGACCTGGGATGGACTTTGGCTCCCTGATGGGTATGATGGGCCCTCCGCCCTCGCAGGCGACTCGCCGTGGCACGGAGGCAGAAGATGACGTGAGCGATATCGTCTCTCTGGACCTCGGAGACCCAGACATGCGCGAGGTCACTCTGGGCGAAAAGAAAAAGCGCGGGCCCAAGGGCAAGGGAAAGAAGGAGGTGAGCCTGTAGATATTTTCCTAGCATAAACATAAGGAATGGGCATTGCCTATGCTCCGTTTGAAGACCTGGGAGCGCCGAAGCCCCCAGTCTACGATCCACTCAGGATCGAGACCATAAAGACGGTCGTCCGTCAGCCCGAGCCGGACGCAACCGAGTGCAACTACCTGGTCATGTTCTTTGTCATAGGTATCTTTGCGCTCGCGCTCTCCGATGCAGGGAAATCTAACAGATAAGAATAATGGGCCGGTTTCGCTCTTTTATATCGTGGTATCGCCTCAAAAGAGACGCAAAACACCTCTTCGTCAAGATGTCTGGAAAAGACTATCTTGAGGAACAGCCGGAGACCCTGGAAGATGCAGATGCCCTCGCACGTGAGACCTTCGAGGCCACGCAGGAAATCAGAGACCTTCAGAAGAATGAGAACAGGCTTTTGATTGTGAAATTGGACCTCAGGGACTGTGATATGAGTGACCTGAACTTACTTCCTTTTTTGAAATACGGCGTCGCTGGTGCAAGCCAGGGCCTTTTCATCGAGCGAGTCGAGGTCTGGGGGTCGGCTGGAGCTATTTTTGGGTACATAAAGCCTCTTTTGCCCAAGTACACTCGGGACCGGCTTATGCTGATAGAGACGGACGAATAGACGCAACGGCCAGGAGCTGACCGATGCTTTTGTCATAGACGGCTATTTGCTGAGGAAAATGACCGCCGGTGATTGCTCCTGGGGCGAGGACTGCCATTATATATGAGTATCTAACAATTTAGTTGGCGTACAGAAGACCACCGAGGCCGTTCTGGATACGCAGGATATTGTAATTTACAGCGTAAAAATAGGCGGCGCCTCCCGAAAGCTGAAGGAGGGACGAACCGACGGGGGCGACCACGCGGTACGTGTCGAGCCGAGAAAAGTTCAGAGTTCCAGTCGGCTGGAGCTTGGACGTATCAAGGCAATATGGAATGAGTGCGACCGGAGCCACATATCCCATATTGTTGTAGCCGTAGGGAGTGTGGTAATACTGGGTCACATCCTGCCACTGGAGCATCGAGCGTGAGTCTCCGACATCCACACCGTTGATCTGGGTCTTGAGGTAGTAGGAGGTGGCGGCCGGATAGCTGGCAGTCTGGGACTGCTGGTAAGCCGTCGAGTAGTTGTTGGAAAGGAAGGCGATGTATTTGACTGGCTGGGCAATCGAAATCTCCTGGTAGGTTGCATTCTGAATAGAGATGCGCTGAACCTGGGTGATGAGCATGTCCTGGACCGTCTTGGAGAAGTAGTCGCGCTCCTTCTGGTCAAGGTACACAAAATTGCACCAGGCCTCGTACTGGAGCTGCTGGTACGTGCCGGTGAAGCCGGGAGTGGACGCAGTCACTCCTGGAGAAAGGCTCGCCGTCGAAGGGTCTATGAAGAATACAGCCGTTGACGCTCCTGTAGGTGGCGCCGGTGCTGATATGGGAGATATAAACGTGAGTTCGATAGTAGCAGTTCCTCCACCAGAAGCGAAAGATGAATTGGATACAATTACAGAACTTACAGTCACCGGGCCGGTAAAACCTGTACCAATAACTTGCTGCCCCACAGCGATTGGCTGCGCTGTTGCTCCGAGCCCTGCTGTAATCTGAATGATAGTTTTTGATGCGTTGTCGACCGGGTAGGATGATAAAATCTGCGCCACTGCCAAAAACTGAGGAATGGCCACAAACTGAGAATTGACTGGGAACTGTGTAGTAGTCGCGCCTGTACTTTGATATTGAAAACCAAGTGTACTAGCTGAAATAGAGTTGACGTAAGGGCTGACAGGAACTGCCACCGCTGTCGTTCCCGTCATTGCCGGTGTGAACAATAGTGAAGCACCAGGACCTGGCAGGGGACCCGTTCCACCTGTAGTAGTTATTGGTGATACGGTCCCTCCTCCCGCCGTGAAGCCGCCAGTGACGGCAGAAAAAACGCCTGCATAATACGTTGAAGGAACAAATGAAAACGCTACAGATGCGTAAGATGAGCTGAGGGCGGATGCGTCTATTGCTGCACCCGTCTGGTTGGTATTCAGTGAAATTACAGGACCATAGACGGTGTTTACCGTTGGAATCTGAGGCTGGCCGTTCCCTACGATGAATCCAAGTGCATACTGACCAGTGCTCATGGTTCCCGACGAACCAAGAAACACATTAACTATGGGATACGATGGGGTTATTCTAACCTGGGGAGCAGTGGCAGCCGCATAGTAAGATACGCCCGCAGTTGCGTTAGTCGGTGAAGATTTCCCACCCGTCTGAGCACCCCAGAAAGATACGGTCAGCTGAGCAACACCAGCGGAGAGATAAGTTATGGCGGTGATTTGATGAGCAGTGACACCTGTACCACTTGGAGCATTAGTCGTCAAAAAGGAGTTGACGAAAGTCGGGGCAAGGGCGGAGCTAATGGTAGGTGATGCATTGTACACAATTATGTTCTGAACAGACGAAGTAGCGGTCGTTGAGACGATGGAACCCGTCGGTGGCAGCGCGGTCACGACCATATTGGACACTATAGAGGTCTGAGTAGGGACTGCATCAATGTATAGCACGGAGAATGCAGTAGAAGCCGTAGGTATGAGAGGGGTCGATGTGCTTGCAGTCACTGAAGAAATATATCCAACGCCAACAGTTCCTGGTATTCCTGAAATAGACCAACCTGGTTGAAGCCAGCTGCCCCCCCCGAGAACGGCGGCTGTATATGGCTGTTCTCGGCCACTCACTGATGACGCGGTGGCGGAAGTAATTTGTATTTGAGGGGGAACGAGAAGGGTAACCGATGTTGCCGAGCCAGCTGTTATACTCTGAGAAGCTGTGTATGTTAGAGATATGGTGTCTACCTTCCCGGGGTTTCCGGAAGCAGTAGTTGGTGGGCCCAGATAACCTATTCCCGATGTACCCGGGTATGCGTTCAGGGCCGGTAGATACATACCCTGAAATAGGGATCCGAGTGCTGGGGTTCCTGATACTGTGTAAATAATAGTATTCAGAGTCTGATAAGTCAGAGACGAATATAACGGAAGAGCTGCTATGTATGTAAATGTCGGTGCGCTGATTGTGAGAGCAAAAATCGTGCCTGTAAGGCCACTCGAGATGACGGTCTGGGCACCGTTAACATTAGTACTATTCGTGAATGCAGCAAGAGTCACAGAGGTGGAGGCGGTCAGCAGGTGAGGCTGAGCCGTGGTAAGGGTGAGGGTCAATCCTCCAGCGTTCACGGAACCAGCCGTGAGCGCAATTGCAGGAGTTGCGAGAGACCCAGAACCTGCGGCATTTAGGGCCAAA